TCAAGCATTTTCTTCATCCGGCCTACGCAGCTTATTTAATGCTCCAGCAAGTTTTGTGTCTTTTTCTGGATACAAATGCGAATAAGTGTCTAGCGTGGTTTTGGCAGATTCGTGTCCAAGCCGTTCTGAAATTGCAAGGATATCAAATTCCATATCAATCAGCATACTGACATGGGAGTGCCTGAGGTCATGTACGCGTATTTCTGGCAACCCAGCTTTTTTTGCCACCCGTTTGATTTCTTTCTCCAAGGCGGATTTTGTGAAATAAAAGATGCGGTCATTCTGTCCAATCCCTCCAAGTTTGGAAATGTATTCATAAATATCATCATAAAGAAAATCAGGGATGGTGATATTCCGGTTGCTTTTTTCTGTTTTGGGAATCAGGATCAGTTCCATTCCTTTTACTTTGGCATAGTTTTTGTTTATGGAAATACGTTTATCTGGCAGTATGTCGGCAGGTGTGAGCGCCAGAAGTTCCCCGGACCGCATTCCAGTGTAGAACAGTATATCAAAAGCCAGCTTTGTTGCGGATTTCTGGATATTTTTACAGAATACCTCATACTGCTCACGTGTCCAGAATTTCATTTTCCCGGCCCTGCTCCTGCCAATGCTTCCAGCAGCGCTGCAGGGATTGGCCGCCAGGTTATAATGCGCTACAGCGTAATTTAAGATTGCAGAAAGCTGGTTATGGATGGTTTTTAAATATGTCTGGGAATAAGGCTTTCCGTTTTCATCACGGAAAGATATCAGCTCATTCTGCCATTTCCGGACTCCTATGGTGTCAATGTCGCACACTTTGAGCCTGGAAAAGTAAGGGAGCAGCTTGCTGTCTATGATATTCCGCTTGGTGTCCATAGTGGTAGGCTTTAGGCGGTGCGACATATCCTCCATATAATTTTCCACAAGGGAAGAAAAGAGTATGTCGCTTGTGGCATTCTGCTGGTCCAGGACAGAACGCTCGTATTCTTTTGCTTCACGCTGCGTCTTAAAGCCGCGCTTGCAAGTATGCCGGTATTTTCCGGTCCAGTCGGTATAGTTGAAAGCGGCATACCACATGGTTTTGCCGTTTTTGAGGGTGTATTTGTAAGCTGGCATAGTTCTGTCTCTTTTCATTATCAGCCTGATTTACAGATCAAGAAGCTGCATTAGGAGCAGGGCTCCCGTTTTAATTCCATATTCAAAATAACTGCGGTTGGATTCACATATGCTGTCAAGCAGTTCTCCGGCATGATTTTCAACGATAGGTACGGTATCACATCTGTTGTTAAGCCCTTGGTTTATGATATATTCCGTATAGGCTTTTATTTCTTTTATAATATTCTTTTCGCATTCCATTAAGAAAGGCGGCGCTGGCTTTTGCATATCGTCTAATAGATATCCGCTGATTTTATCTAAACTGATTTTGTCATATAATTTATGTCTGCTTGCTGCCATGCAGTTATCACTCCTTTTTATTTTCCGGTTTCAATTTTTTTAAATCTGTTCGCGGCCCCTTTTTTAATTGTATTCTGTATGGGTCAGGCATTTCATATGCACCCCATTTTGTAAGCAGGCGCTCTTGACTTTTAGGATTTTGCGGTTCTATATAGTGCCTGGCAGCAGCCGTAATTTCAGAGGCATAATTCTGTATGTCTGATACGTTTTCGATAGGGTGGCGCCTCTCTTTTTTATTTCCATCTGGCAGGATAAGCGTTTTCTGCGCAGAATAAAGGTTAATGCGGCAGATCCATTTACGTGTATTGTTTTTATACAGGATTGCAAGGTAGGAGCCTGTCTGTTTGTGGTATATGTCTTCCGGGCTGACGGCCGGCCTGAGTATGTCCTTTACCAGTGTAACGGATTCCCATTCTTCTTCTGTGGAAATGCGAGCATCATCTGTAGGGGTGACAGCAGCGCTTTCGAGGGCAAACTTTATCCTGTCATTTACTGTTTCACTGATATATTCCTTTATGGCGCTTTTCAGGATAGGCCTGAATTTTTCAATAACAGCCTGAGTTTTCGCGCCTTTATAAAAAGGTTGGAGGAACAGCTTTACAAAGTCATTGGAGGGGCTGTTCATCTGCTGGCTGATCGATTTTTTGAAAAGAGTGTTGTATTTGAGGATAGATGCCGTATCCAGTATTTCTTCCACATCCAAATATTTTTTATGGAATTTTTCTATTTGCGGTATCTGGCTGTCCCTGATTTCTGAAAGGCGAAATTCCATAAACGGGTCTTTATCCATTTTGTTCGGCTCGTCAAGGTCGGTGTAAAATTTATAGTGGATGCCGTTTGTCAGTATTGCAAATTTAGCCTGTGTTGTAACAAAATAGCGGAAAAGCTGGGAACTGTGCCTGTCCAGCTTTTTGTTGACGGCTTTTGCTTCTATCAGTATGACTGGTTGCCCGCTGCGTAAGATGGCATAATCTACTTTTTCGCCTTTTTTAATCCCTACATCTGCTGTGAATTCCGGGCAGAATTCAGAAGGGTTAAAAACGTCATAACCCAGCAGTTGGAAGAATGGTAGGATCAGGGACATCTTTGTTGCTTCTTCTGTTGTGACCTGGCTTTCAATGCTGGCAAGGCGTTCTGCTAGCTTTTTCATATCTTCTGCAAATCCCATAATGGACTCCCCTTTTCATATCTGTATCTTCATCTGACGGAAGGAACTGACGTTATACTGCCAGATTCGACATTCGTGCTATTTTTTTTAAACTGCTATTGTGCCGCCTCCGGTACCACTCGAAGGCTGGGATTTTCCCTGGCTGTCAATGTATTTTTCATCTGCTGCAACAGATGAACGTTTTAAGTCCAAAGCTTTTCCTAGAAGAATCGTTTTATCATCTTGTGATAATGAATTGAATATAGATATTAATCGTTCTTCGTCTGATAGCTGGTTAGATATTTCAGTTGATATAGGTGATGGATAAGTAGGAATTGGATCTGTCGCAATAATGCCAACACCATCATCTTGTTTGCGGACATGAACATCAAATGCATACGTTAATCTGGCAAATGTCAAGTCATCCAGGTCGTTCAAGATATCTGATGAAATTCTTGAAGTCATAATTGAAATTTGCTTAATGATAGATTCTTTATTTTGTAATAGCAAATCCCAATCTTCAAAAATGCCAACACCTAAAATATAATCGGTAGGTACTTTAAAAAAAGTAGCTATTTGAGCTAATACCTGATAAGAAGGCTGCTTGTTTTCGGATTCATAGCCTGCAAGCGTAGAACGTGATATTGATATCTTTTTAGCCAATTCTTGTTGTGTTAAATGAGCAGATTCACGAAGTTCTTTTAATCGTTGTGCTATTCCCATAAGATCCTCCTTCAAAAATATATTATCCCTAAATGTCCCTAAAAGCAACTAAAAGAGTTAAATACCCCAAACGGGAACAAAAAATGCTTGACAATGTTCTTATTAGGGACTATTATAAATATAAAGTTCCTAATAGAAACAAAGGAGGTGCAAATTTGAGAGAAATATTAAAACAAGAACGAATAAAAAAGGGGCTTACTCAACAAGCACTTGCTAATTTAGTTGGTATTTCTCGGGTTCATTATACCCAAATTGAAAACAATTCAGGAAATAAAAAGCCTTCCCTTGATGTCGCTATAGGGATAAAGAAAGTTCTTGGTTATTCTGGCGATGATCTTTTTTCGGTGGGTAGTGTTCCTGATAAGAACTATTTGCTATGAGAATATTATAAACAAGAGGAGGTGAAAAATAAAATGGCAAATATTACACCGAAAACCAGCTCCAATATCTTTTTTAAAGCCCGTTGCGCGGCATCAACGCACAATGAGCAGCTAAAGAGCAGGGAAGGGGCAGCAGATATAATGTCCATTGATAGAGGCCGGCTTTATAGAATAGAGAGTGGGGTGGTTAATCCATATCCGGAGGAAGTCCATCTGATGGCCGATTTGTACAACGCTCCAGAACTTAGAAATTATTATTGCACTGAAATCTGTCCATTGGGATGTGATATGCCAAAAGTTGGTGCAGTCGATCTGGACCGCATAACAGTCAGGGCGTTGTCATCATTTAAGAAAATCAACCAGACAGAAAAAATTTTACTGGATATTACAGAAGATGGCATTATTTCAGATGACGAAAGACCAGCCATGCAGAAGGTGCTTGAGAATTTGGGAGAATTGGAAGCTATTGCTCAGAATTTGAAAGTCTGGGTTAAGAAAAATCTATAGGAAGGAGTGCCAATGTATTTAGCGGAAAACTTAAAATATCTCCGCCAAAAAAAAGGAGAAACGCAAAAAGATATTTCTAGGCTGCTTTCAGTGGCTGGGTATGGGTATTCGGAAATGACAGTAAGCAGATATGAAAATGGTGAATGCGAGCCTGAACTGCAAAAAGTGATTATATTGGCCGAGCATTTTAATGTGACAACTGATGAGCTGCTTACAGTAGACATGAAAAATGTTAAACCGCTTTATTTGTTAAATCTGCGTTTTTTGAGAAAAAAGTACAATATGACACAGCAGGATATCTCTGATTTATTAGGTTTTCGTGATAAAAGCAGTTGTTGCTTGATCGAAAAGGGTATTACCTTGCTTACATTAGAACAATCAATAAAGTTATCAGATTATTTTGGCGTTACACTAGATCAGCTTGTGAAACAGGATTTATCAAAGGAAGTGAATGCTTAATTAATAAGGAAAGGAGTAAATAAATGGAATCTATCATGACAGCTCCAGGTGTAATTAAAAGTGCAACAAGGATATATGTTACACCAGAAGATGTATCAGCTCTTATAGGATGCCGTAGAAGCATGGCATATGAAATGATTAAAAAAATAAATAATGATGCAAAGAAAAGAGGGAAACACACTTTTCCATCAGGGAAAGCGAATAAATATTTGTTTTCAGAGTATTATGAAATTCCCATTGAAGATGTGGACAAAGTGATTGCAAGAGGACAGGAGGCGTGAAATGGCGTTTTATACTGTTTGCCAGAAATGCGGAGCACATCTGGACCCGAATGAAAAATGCGATTGTGAAGATGTAGCAGAAAAAGAAAAGAAGGCGAGGGAACAGATGCTGGTAATGGAAAATGGCACAAACCAGCTTGCGTTCCGCTGGTCTTCGGAAAGGGCAGGCGTATGAGACAGAAAGCAGGATGGGTCAGGCGGGAATTGTTAAAAAGAAAGGTGGCGCAGACGGATGTATGCAAAGTGCATAAAATGCTGCTTGTTGTGGAATGTGAGTATATTTCAGAAAATTCCAGAGGCAGGCTATATCTGTCCCAGGTGCAGAAAATCAGAAACCCGGCAGCCAGGCTGTTCCAGAAAAAAGCGGCGGTAATAGCTGCAAAGATGATACTGTCTGCAGCATTGACAGTCCCTGCCGCGTCATGTGCCATCATAGCGGCATACATTGAAAGAGGATATATGGCGTATGGTGGAGAATACCTGTTTATTCTTATGGTTTTCAGGGTTGTATACTGGGCGCTTGGCAAATTCCTGCCGGATGAAAATATGGACATACTTTGAGGAGGAAATTTTGGAAACATTCAAAAAAGAAATTGAAAGCCGGCTTGGTTTTGAAGTTGGGGCTATTCAGTTGAAAGAATCTATACATCATGCGCAAAAGAAACTTGCTTCCATAATTCTGCGGTACGGGGATGCCGATGGCCGCAGGCGGGAGCCGGATTATCTGGCGCAGCTTGTATGCGAGGATATTAGGGCTGGTATTTTTTCAAAAGCCACATTGTTAAGGGCAGCAAACATGTGCAATATGGAAAAAGAGCGTCCGGCAGATTGCCAGGACACTCACATAAGCATTCATATTGTAGCATGGAAATGCAAATAAATCAATATGGAGGTTTCAAAAATGCAAAACTTATCAATTCAGACAGTTATGAAAAACAGGGAAAGCTATAACCTTGCGCTTCCATTTGTGGAGACACAGCAGGTCAACCCGTTTTATAAGATGAGCGCATCGCTGTTGTATGTGGATATAAGCGAACGAGCGTCACAGGTATTTAAAGTTGGTTCTCGCAGCTGCGGAAATGGGAAGTGGGAAGACTTATATTCCCTGACAAAGCCTTTTTTAAATAGGCTGGCGACAGAGGCTGGGATTCAGTTTATGCCTGGTTCCGGAGATGTAGTGAAAATGGATGAAAATACATGGAAAGCGAGCGCATTTGGTGCTATTCGTCTGCCTGATGGGAGCGTACGTACCAGCAATAACTTTAAAGTGATAGACCTTGTAACAGAAGAAAAAAAGTACCGTTTGTCTTATGAGGAAAAGGCGGAAAGAGGGATTGCCGATCACAGGGCAGCAAAGGACGCGGCTAAGAAATATACTGGGAAATGGGCTGAAACGGGACAGGTCGATGCAAATGGCTATCCTGTTAAGATTTATGTAATTTCAGAGTGCGACAGGAGCAAATACATCGAAAACAGCCTGCTGGATGCAATGACACAGTTGCGGGCAAACGCGCCGCAGAAAGCCGCAACAGGGGCTGTTTTAAGAGTGATCAGGGACCTTTTGGGAATTAAAAGCTCTTATACCATTGAGGAATTGAGAAAACCGTTTGCAGTGGCGAGGATGTCTTTTTCACCGGATTATAACGATCCGCTTATAAAGCAGATGCTGCTGCAGCAGGCTATGCAGAGTGTAGGAAACCTTTTTGGAAATGTGCAGCCGGTGATGCAGACCATTTCTATTCCGCAAGCGGCCGATGAAGAGGTGGATCTGCCTGCGGATGTATATGCGGAACCATCTGGTAGTCAGAAACCAGAGGAAAACCATACGACACAAAAAGGCAACTTTGAAAATAAGCAGGTACCAGAAACTACGCATGGACAGGAAATGACAGAAAAAGACCGTTCACAGGATTTTTGCTGCGATAAGTGCGGCATTGTAATTCCGAAAAGGGTCTGGAGCTACTCTTATGAAAATATGGGCAGGCCGTTATGTTACACATGCCAGAAGGCTGTTAAGAATCAGCAGGGAGGGTGGCAGTTATGAAAATTTTTCATTCAGGAGACTGGCATATCGGGAATTTTAAGGGGCCGGAAAAAGATGGAATCAACCTTCGTTCCCTTGATACAAAACGCTGTCTTGAGGCGCTGGCAGAACGAACAGAAAAAGAAAATCCGGAACTGGTGTTGATGCCAGGCGATATTTTTCATACAGGTAAGACCTGGAGTGACCGCTGCTGCGATGAAGTGGTCGTTGCGATTGAGATTATTTCCCGTCTGGCTGCAGCAGCAGGCCAGGTGGTCATTATGCGAGGGACGCCAAATCATGACGGGGAAGGGCAGTTTAAAGTATTACTCACACATTTTTCCGGTTTTGAAAATGTACATATTATTGTGAATCCGGAAGTGATCCGAACGGCATATGCGGATATTGCGGTGCTGCCTGGTTTTGACCGGGGCATATACCGGGCAAAATTTCCAAGGCTTGGAAAAGAGGAAGAAAACGAAATCTTTTCTCAGGAACTTGGAAAAATTGTGCTGGGGCTTCGGGCACAGTGCAGGGCAGACCGTCCGGCAATACTCATGGCGCATTATACGGTGCCCGGATGCAATACCGAAAGCGGGCAGTCACAGCTTCTGACGCAGTTTGAGCCGATTGTGCCGTCAGAAGCCCTGGATGCGGCAGCATATGACCTGGTAGCTTTGGGGCATATTCACAGGCCACAGATGGTATCCGGCTTTGAAAATGTATATTATTCCGGTTCTATTAACGCGAACAATTTTAATGACGAGGGGCAGGAACGGGGGTTCTGGATTCATTCTTTTAAAGAAAGCGCATTGGGGCAGGAAGGCATGGTGTTAACGGATTCTGAGTTTGTGAAAACACCATACAGGGAATTCATTACTTTAAAATTTGCAGATTCTGATGTGGAAGCAGTTATATACAACCGGATAGATGAACTTGCTATGAACAGATGGCGTTTTAATGGAGCAGTCATTGGAAAAATTGTGCGTGTGCTTTACGAATGCACTGCAGAGAAGAAAAAAGCGTTCCATACTGCCGTATTGGAAAAAACTTTGTATGAGGACGGCGCTTTCTGGGTGGCAGGCATAAATCCTGAAAGGGTGGAAGCATACGCTGACCGGACAGACCTGTCACAGGAAACAGATCCGGAAGCGAACCTAAAATTGTACCTGTTGGAAAAAGAAATGAAAGAAACAGATATAGAGCGGCTGTTGTTAAAATCAAGGCCAGTGATCACGGAAGCAATGGCAGCAGAAACAGGAGCGGCATTTTCAGGAATGTTTGTGCCGGTAGAAATCGAAGTAAAAAATTACCGCGCCTATGCGGAAGAAAAATTTTCTTTTGAGGATATCCGGTTCTGTACGATTAATGGACAAAACGGGGCAGGCAAGTCATCACTGTTCATGGATGCGATGATTGACTGTATCTATGAGGAGCCAAGGGAAGGGAAAAGCACGTCTGTGAAGGTTCCGTGGCTTCGGAATGAGGATAAGGTGCGGTCCGGGTACATAATGTTTACGTTTTTGATTGGCAGCAAGACATACCGCATCACACGGACCAGGGCAAAGTCTGGAAAAGGTACGCTGAACCTGGCGCAAATGGTGGATGGCGTATGGGAAGACCGTTCCTGTGAAAAATTCAACGATACACAGGCGGCGATCGAGCAGCTGATCGGTGTTGACAGCATGACATTTAAAAGCTGCGCCCTTATTATGCAGGATCAGTACGGGCTGTTTCTCCAGGCCAAAAAGGAAGAACGCATGGTTATCCTTTCCAGCCTGCTTGGGCTGGGCATTTACGGCAGGATGGAGGACATAGCAAGGGATATGGCGGCAGAATACAACCGGATGATAAACGGTAAAAAGCAGTCCATAAAAGTACAATCTCAAAATATTATGGCATCCGGCAAACCGGAAGAGGAGCTGGACCAGGCAAAGGAAAGATTGTGTCTGATTGAGACACAGGAGAAAGCAATGGAGCTGGAGCTGCAGAAAGCGAACCTTCTCCTTGGGAATGCCAAAGCTGCGGCAGAGCGGTACCAGAGCCTTATGGATGACATATCTGTTTTGGACAGCAGGAAGCAGGCGGCCGAAAAAGCAAAAGTATCTGTGGATATGCTGCTTTCGGCGTGCGACACAGAACTGGCCGAGGAATCAATAATTACAGGCCATGCAGCCAGATACAGGCAGCTTGCCGGCAGAGAAAAAGAACTGGCTGTAGCAACTGCGGTATACGAGGCCAAACAGAAAGAATCTGAAAATCTGGACAGCCAGATACGCAGCATTACAAGGGAAATAGAAGAATATAAAACGCTTCTGGTCGGATACCAGAAACATTTAGAGGGCCTTGCATCAGAAGAAGATAAGGCGCTGGTCATGGAGAAAGTACAGGAATATCTGGAAAAGAAGATGCAGCTTGATTCCATGTATGCGGATTCACAGGAGGCGGCGCGGCTGCTAGATAAGAGAAGCCAGCGGTCATATGCCCTGGATAGCAAAAAAGCGTATTTTAACGAATGTGAAAGGTCGCTGCTGGCAGAGAAGGCTTCGCTCAAAAAGCGGACGGAGTTACTGAAGGATTCCGGATGTATGAATCTTGAAAAGGCATCCTGTCGGTTTTTGGCGGATGCAGTGCAGGCAGGGAAAGAGCTGGAAACATTTCCGTTAAGGATGGAAACACTTATGTCTGAAAAGGAAACGGCGCTTGCCGGCCTGCAAAAAGAAGTGGAAACTGTGGACGCCGAGATCCGGACATTGAATTTTTCACAGGAAAAGCTGGATGCACTGCGGAAAGAATGCGCCAGGCTGAAAGTGTATACAGAAAAGTTAAAGGAAATCGAACGCTGTGAGGGTGAAGCTGCCTTAATACAGACACAAATGGATCATGCGCAGTTAAATATAACAAAGGCAGAAGAACGCCTGCTAGGGCTGAAATTACAGGCCCAGGAAGCGTATGCAGAAAAAGAAAAGCATTCACAAAGCTATCAGGAGTATGAAGCTGCCAGAAAGGAAATGAAAGGGCTGGAATGCTGGATAGAAAAAGAAAAAGCGCTTCCGGTCACAAAAGAAAGAAGGGCGAATGCAGCAGAACGGGCTGTGGAACTGGCAAAACAGGTCCTGGTATTTCAGGAAGAACTGGAAGATAAACTTGAACGTGCCAGAACAGAAAAAGAACTGGCAGACAGCTATCGCATTTTTGACAGGAAGGCAAAAGAGATCCAGTCAGAAATGGACAGGTTCAGCAAGGATGCAAAAAAATGCCAGACGGAGATCGGATGCCTGGAGCAGAAAATAAGAGAGATCCGGCGGATACGGCAGAACATCGCCGTGATGCAGGAAGAAATTACTGCACTGGCAGAAGATGCAGCCGACTATGAAACATTAAAGCTCTCGTTTAGCCAGGAAGGCATACCGCACCAGATCATTCGAACCATCCTGCCAAAGCTGTCTGCGACGGCAAACAATATCTTAAGCCAGATGACAGGCGGGCAGCTCGGAGTGGAATTTGTTACGGAAAAAGTGCAGAAAAGCAACAACAAGAAAGAGGTTGCCACGCTGGATATTTTCATTGAGGAATATGGAAAGGGGAGCCTGCCTTACCTGTCAAAGAGCGGCGGGGAAAAAGTGAAATCTTCCCTTTCGGTAATACTTGCATTGGCGGAAATAAAGGCAACCACTGCTGGAATACAGTTTGGAATGCTGTTTATAGATGAACCTCCATTTTTGGATGCGGATGGAATACAGGCGTATTGTGACGCGCTGGAAACAATACGTGAGCGGTATGGTGATATTAAAATTATGGCAATCACGCATGATCCAACAATGAAAGCACGTTTTCCGCAGAACCTTGATGTGGTAAGGACGGAGAGTGGAAGCAGGATAATTTACTGATAGTACCAGGGGCGTTGGGCTCCTGATGAAAGGATGTGATTGCTTGGCAAAAAAATATTACTGGTTGAAACTGAAAGAGGATTTTTTCGACGATGATGCAATCGAATGGTTAGAAGAACAGCCAAAAGGGAAAGAATATGCACTTTTTTATCTGAAACTTTGCTTGAAATCCCTTAAAACGGATGGTGTCCTGATTAGGACTGTGGGAACAATGCTGGTTCCATATGATATGAAAAAATTATCAGAAATTACAAAGACGGATTTCGATACCGTAGTGGTTGCTATGGAGCTACTGAAAAATATCGGACTGGTAGAAATACTTGAGAATGGGGAAATTTTTCTACCTGGTTTACAGCAGATGGTAGGCTCTGAAACCCAGTGGGCTAAATACAAAAGGGGCGGAAAAAAATTGGAGGATTTCCAATCGAATTCCAAACAGAATAAATTGGAAAATTTCCAACGGGATTCCAACGAACCTCCAAAAATACTCCAAACAGAGAATAGAGATAAAGAGATAGAGAAAGATAAAAAAGTAATTGTTGCGCCTTCGGGCAACGAACCTTCCGGTATGCATGAAAAATATCCTGTTGGAGAGTTTGAATACCAGTGTGTGGAAATGCTGCTCAAATCTTGCGTAGCGGTGTTTTCAAATTCAAAAGTCCCTAAGACTGAAAAAGAAAAAAAGAAATGGGCTATAGAGATTGAGCGGATGAAACGCCTGGACGGTAGGAGCGAAGCGGAAATTATAGAGGCGCTGACATTTGCCACAACGGATGGATTTTGGAAATCAAATATCCGGAGTACGAAAAAGTTCAGGGAAAAATTTGAAACTCTTATTGTGCAAAGCAGAAATAAAGGGGACGTCTGGCGGCAGCAGTCCGCTGGCGGTCCGGGAACTGTGCATCAGGGACGCATTGCTGAGCTTGTGCAAGAAAAAACGGAGCTGCCTGCATATCATGAACTGCCGGAGGTGAGATATTGAGCGGGTACGAGTGTGAAAAATGCATGGATACGGGATATGTGCTCGTAAGACAGGATGGATACGATATTTCCGTCAAATGTGAGTGCTATGAAAAGCGGATGTACCAGCGTCGGTTAAGGAGCAGTGGCATTTCGGAGGAGATGCAGAAAAAAGGATTTAAAGATTTTGATTGTCGCGGGATAGATGCACTCGAACAGGCAAAAATGAAAGCTGTTGGATACTACCGAAGGTTTCTGAATATTGAAAATGGCTGTCACAATTCCATCATTTTCTGCGGACAGGTCGGAGCCGGGAAAACGCATCTTGGAATGGCTGTGTGTAATAATTTGCTGAATGTCTGCAATGTGGAAGTGGTTTATATGGCTTACCGGAATGCAGTTACTGAAATTAAACAGTCAGTGACAGACAAAGAAAACTATTATGCAGCTACAGAGCCATACCGGAGGGCAAGACTACTGTATATTGATGATTTTCTAAAGGGGAAGTCTACAGAGGCAGATCTAAATATTTTGTACGAACTTATAAATTACCGCTATATGCATAGCAAGCCGATGGTTATATCTACAGAAAAGTGCCCAGATGATCTGGTAGATTTTGACGAAGCGGTAGGCAGCAGAATTATTGAAATGTGCCGTGGAAACATAGTTGTTTTGCAAGGCAAAGAGCTGAATTACAGGCTTTATTCCTGAAAAGGCAGAGCTGAGGATATCAGTTTTTCCTCAGCTCTACCACGTCGGATATGTCACAATCCAGCGCATTGCATATTTTCTCGATAATTTTCAGGGAAACATAATCATTTTTCCCAAGCTGGGCAAGGGCAGATGTTGACAGGCCAGCTTTTATGCGCAGCTCTGTTCGGGACATATGCCTGTTAATCAGCAGAATCCAGAGCTTGTCATAAGATACCATAAAATCACCTCATGACATATCTTATCACAATAAGTTTAAAAAGACAATATTATATCTAATAAATAGATATTTTTATTGACAACAGACAATGGATGGTGTAATATCTGAAATATAGATAATATATCTGTATTTCAGATACAAGAAAGGCAGTAAGAATATGCAAAACAAGGTGATAGCAGGATTTAAGGGGAATCAGAAAGAATTCATGAAAATATTTCATGAATTGTGTTACTCCCGCCAGCCGTGGGAAGTCTGGTCTGATGTGATTACGATGATGGCCTGTTCTATTGCGAATGCAGTAGACAGGACGGAGAAAAGACATGAAAGCAGGGAAAAAGAATATGCGGAATGCCTGAAAAGGATTGGAAGTGCGGAGAAGCCGGCACAGCTTCTGGCTGTCATAGTAAATGCGTTGGAAGAAAATCCGGAACAGGACTTTTTAGGGGAAATGTATATGGGACTGAATCTTGGAAACCACTGGAAAGGGCAATTTCTCACACCGTACAGCATATGTAAAATGATGTCGCAGATTACTTGTGGCAGTATAGACAGCCAGATTGAACAGCAGGGATATATATCTGTTTGTGATGAGGCGTGCGGAGCAGGGGCGACGCTGATAGCTGCAGCCAATACAATGAAAAAGTCAAAGTATAATTTCCAGAATCATGTACTGTTTGTCGGGCAGGATATAGACCGGATCGTAGGGCTGATGTGTTATATACAGTTATCACTTCTTGGGTGCGCCGGATATATCTGCATTGGAAACTCACTTTCAAATCCACTGACCGGGCATGTTTTGTTTCCGCAGGAAAAAGAAGGGCAGGAATTATGGATCATGCCAATGTTCCGGACAGATGTATGGAATATAAGGCGGATGGCTGTAATGATGGAAAATATATGTGGGACTGTGGCCACAAAAAAACCAGTGGAAAAAGAGCGTTATTTCATGTTTTTTAATTTCAAAGAACAGGAGGCAGGAAATGGAAGGGAAGAATCTGCAGGCTGCATTCAGTAATTCTGAATTGCCGGAACAAAGCAGGAAAGCGCTGCAGTCCGAGACATGGCAGAAAGCAAGAGAAGCGATGGGAGCGCCTGCTCTCGTAATAAAAGCAGATGCAGCAGAAAGAACGGAAAGAAACAATGAATTCCATCATGGAGACTGGAAAGCGGCGCTGCATGAATATTTAAAGACAGCATATAAGGGCTGTAAATCCGCGGGTGATATTACATCGGGCAGAACCGTTTATCAGTTTATGAAAAAAGATGATAAGGTGACATTCTATGATGCAGATGGAAACACATTATTCCATGTTGGCTATGAACAGCTTGAAAAAGAATACGCTGTGCTGATGAGAGAGCAGGAAACCGACGGTGAGGTTTGTCAGGATCAAAAAGAAACGGAAGAAAACGGAGAAGCAAAGCGTAACGGATCTGACAGCATAAGAGAGGCTGGAGAGGAGAGCGTAAAGGTAGAAGCAGAAAAAATGGAAAATACTGCGGAAAAAGATACAGTCGAAGAAACCATGGCCGTTGACGTTGCATCTGAAAAATCAGCTTCCATAATGAAAACGGGAAGCACAATAAAAGAACAGGCGAAAAAGAAGCTGGAAAAAGAACTTGGGAAAGCAAAAGACCGATCGTTTGCGAAGCCTGTAATCGAGTACATTATCAAACGGTGTGAGGAAGATAACGGGCTGTCTGAGGATGTGATACAGGAGCATAAGACGTGGGAAAAGTGTTATGGGTATCTTAATTCCAAGGCACAAAAGTCTGTACAAAAAGGGGCAATTTGCTGTGCTGTGCGTGATGATGTAGTCTACGAATGGGCTGAGGATTATTACCATAAGGATGACAAGGCAGAGGAAGAGAAAAAGGCAAGAAAAGCGGCAGAAGCTAAAAAGAAGGCCGAAGAAAGAAAAGCGAAAGCAAAAGAAGATCCAGCAAAAAAAGCAGCCAGGGAAAAAGAACACCATGGTACAAAAGCGCCGGATAAAACAGAAGCTGCTTTAGATGTGCCCAAAAAGGATTATGCAAAACCCAAAAAAAATGCCAGGGACATAGAGGGCCAGATGGATATGTTCTCCATGATGGGAATGTAGGAGGCAGACGGATGGATAAAAGGTCATTATCGGCAGTCCCACGGCCATCGCTTACAAAAAAGAATAAACAAATGCTACTGCTTGTGCCGCGTATGAGCTATCTGGCAACGGCAGACAGGCGGGAAATAAACGGGGAAGATACTCTGATCATTAATTTTTTTCATGCGGAGGAAAAAGAGCTGAAACCAGAATTCCGCACATTCTGCCAGATGGATGATTATATTACACAGGATCTGTCAATGGATAAAACGAAGTGGAAAACGGGGGCCATTAATCACCTTACCGGTTATCTGTACTGGTACCGGAATAGCGGGAACATTGTCATAGCTTCTATCAGGGAAAGAAATAAGATACTCGGTTTTCTGCGTGATTTTCGGAAAAGGAATGGGATCGGCGACCATGAGATCGATATTCCCAAAGGGGCGGCAGTTGATTCAGAAGTGGAAAACAGGATTGATGAATACCAGAATACGATTAAGGGCTGGAAATTGCAGAAAAGGCATAGAGAAGAAAAAGCTGACATCGATCTGCAGATGCAAAAGTTTGGAGAGCTCCCGGCTGATTATGGCCACTTTGTAAAAGATGTGGTGTTTGAAAACGAGAACTATATTTTTTACAGCAAAGCAAAAGCAAGGGCTTACTGCACAAAATGCGGGCATGAGTTTGAGGTCAGGAAAGACGGGCTGTACCATAAGAAAATTGCTATATGGAATGATGCGGGTGAAATCAGCCATAACAGGACAGTGCGCTGCCCATACTGCCATAAGTATCTGAAATGCAAAAGCGAAGGCATGGGCAGAAAGAACCTTTTTGCGGTGCAGTGGAGCGTGCTGGTTCAAAAATACGGTGAGGAAGTGCTGGTAAGGTATTTCTGCCACACAAAAGATTTTCAGGGTGATTTTCATAATCCGGCAGTAAAGAGCATTGAGAAGTTCAGGACGATCCATTCTGCTGATAAGTCAAGAGATTTTGAATGGTGCAGGTATAAAAGCACAGTGGAAATCAGATGGTGCAATTTTAAAGACAGGAGCTATGGCTATTGCCAGCCTCCGCAAATGGATGTGCCAAGAAGTGCGGTGCTTTATAAAAGGAATCTTTTAGAAGCAGTTGCAGGCACCTGCATGAAATACAGTGCGGTAGATATATATGTGAACAATGTAGCGGAAACGATCCATGTTTCCGGAAGTTCGTGCTATATAGGGCGGGGCGGCAATATTCTCAGAAAGCCATGGTGCATAGACTGGTATTTTAATGCCTGCCGGGAAGCGCCATATCTGGAGCAGCTGTTAAAGGTTGGTTTTTATAAAATAGCGCAGGAAGCGCTGAAAGAAAGGAACCGTCCGGAATTTAAAAATGGTAGGACAGTCACGGAAACACTTGGAATAAACAGGCTGCAGTTCCATATGCTCAGGCAGATAGGAGATCCATCCATAAGGGATGTAATGATACTCCGGTATGCGGGGCAAATCAGCAAAGAGGATTTTGAAACACTTCGGTACAGCCCTGATGACGGCTATGACAAAATGTATGAAAAATACCTGGATATGAGGCAGTACACAACCATTTATAAACTGAAAAAATACTTAGGGAAACAGAAGGTTATACATGACAGGGATTATTTTGATTATGTCAAATGGATGGAAGAAATGGGATATGACTTGCACAATGAATTTAACCTGTATCCAAGGAATTTCAAAAAAGCGCATGATGAAAAATCGAAAGAGCATCTCAGGTTTCAGGACCAGAAGGCAGCAGAGGAAATCCGGCGTTTCAACAATATATTGAAAAAACTTCGGAAAGAAGTTTCGGATACCGATCCTGTAAATTTAAGGATAAAAGGATTATTCATAAGGCTGCCGGAAAACCTGGAGGAACTGAAAAAAGAGGGCGAGTGCCTTCATCACTGTGTGGGGAATTACAGGGACAAAGTAGCAAGGGGAGAAACGATGATCTTCTTTATCAGGAGAGAGGAAGAACCTGAGAAGCCATATTTTACTTTAGAGTGGAAGGGTAAAGTCATTCAATGCAGAGGGTCCCATAATTGTGATATGACACCAGAAGTTAAAGCATTTGCAATGCTGTTCCAGAAAAAAATGGAAGTATTTGAAAATGCGCCACGCAAGCATAGAAAGGCGGGATAAAATGAGAAACAGGCCTAAAAAACCGATTCTGAAAAAGAGCGAGTATTTGAAGTACGACTTTGTAATTATGGAACGCGAGGACTGCCTTTGCCCAAAATGCGGGAATATTCTGAATGCCGGGCCTGGTTATCAGCCGAAATACTGCAGTGAATGTGGACAGAAGATTAATTTTACAGGAGTGCAGTGGAAAAAAGATAAACAGTTAGGGTTTGCGGAAAGGAGGGATCTTTACGAACCGGTCAAAAATTGAGTGGTGCGATCATACATGGAATCCTGTCACGGGATGCAGGCATAACTGCAGTTACTGCTATGCAAGACGGATGACAGCCAGGTTTGCGGGAGACGTCAGGCTGAACAAAATGGCAAAGAAAGATTATAAACTGGTGTCAGCAGCGGACAAAGGAGAAGATCTGTATGTGCTTCATGCGCCTATGCTGAACGAAACAGGAAACCCCCTGGTATATCCGTTTGGGTTCGAGCCTACTTTGCATAAATACAGAATGGATTATCCTGGAAAGTTGAAAATGGGCAATAATATTTTTGTTGGAGCTATGGCAGATGTATTTGGAGCCTGGGTACCGGACAGATGGCTGGATGATATTTTTGCAGCGTGTGAAAAATACCCGGTACATAATTACCTGTTTTTGACAAAGAACGTGGAGCGGTATGCGGCATACGGCGTACCTTGCGGGTCTGAGAATATGTGGTACGGAACAAGTATTACAAGAGAAAGCGAGGTGTGCAAGTGGAACCAGCTTCCCGCGGGATGCCAGACATTTGTAAGCATAGAACCGCTTTTAGAAGATATAGAGCCGGAGAAACACAATACTATGTTCCGTCAGATTGATTGGGTCATCATTGGGGCAGAAACAGGACGGAAGAAAGAAAAAGTGGTTCCTGCTATTGAATGGATCCGGAAGATTGTAAAGGAAGCTGACCAGGCAGGAATACCAGTGTTTATGAAAGATAGCCTGATCCAGGTTGTCGGAGTGGATAACATGCGTCGGGAATATCCAAAAGAGCTACTGAAAAAAGCAGTCAGCCCCAAGATGGAAAAAAAACTGTATGATTCGTGCGTTACCTGTAAGGCGCATATGGAAAAACGCATGATGGTGGCTTTATCCGCGCGGTCTATGCGGGGTGAACAGCCGAAACAGTTTGGGTTTATGTGCAAGGAATGTTTTCGCAAATTTTGTGAAGATTGCAGTATTGCAACGCCTGTCCTTGCCGGGCTGCCAGAGCATGGCATGACAGGAAAAGCGGATAGGTTATGAAGAAAGGGATGAAAGTTATGGCGAAAAAAAGGAGCTGCAGACGGACAGTGAATGAAAACAGAATACACGATAAGGCTGTAAAGATGCGGAAGATGACGGATGTTCAACTGGTGCATTATGTAGAGGACAGGGTGGAAAAAGCAAGAAGTGAGGGCTTTCATCAGGGAAAAGTGAAAGCATCAGCCCCAAAGGTAAGCATTTCGTCTGTTTTAGATGAAATTGGAGCGATAAAAGGCATTGGAGAGGCAAAGCTGCGTGAAATTGGGGCTGTGCTGAAAAAGCGGCTGGAAGGTGATGGCTGTGCCTGACCTGAAAAAGCAGATAACGGGAAAACGCAGCAAGGCATCCGGGGAAATGTTTGAACGCTGGCTGTCTCATGCGTGTGAATTTTATCTGTCAAAAGGGCTTGCCCATATCGAAAAAACGCCGGAGCCGTTCCATATAACAGGAAAAGACAGCAGCGGGACGGTCCGGGGATTTTATGAGAAGAAAGGCCAGCCTGATTATAAAGGGATTCTATGCGACGGCACAGGGATTATGTTTGAAGCGAAACATACGGATTCTGACAGGATAAGCCAGAGTGTGGTTACAGATACACAGTGGAGGAGCCTGGATGTATATGAGCGGTTTGGCGCCCATTGTTTTGTGATGGTATCGCTTGGGCTTGAGAGGTTTTACCGGGTGCCGTGGAATGTATGGAAACGCATGAAAGAACTGTTTGGACATAAATACATGAATGAACAGGAATTGCTGCCGTACCGGCTGCAGGAAAAGCAGCAGACAATACTGATACTGGAAGGAGTGGAATTAACTGGTGAAGATACAAAAAGCGGAACTGGCAGGGAAGATTGCAAAACTGAAAAGCGTAGTGCCGAAGAAAACGAACCTGCCGGCCTTACAGGGTATTTTAGTCCGGGACGGTTATTTGACCGCAAGCAGCCTGGAAATGACCGTCAGGACGAAAATAGAGGGCACTGAGGGTGAAATATTCCTGATCCCGGCAAAAGCATTTGACCTGATCGGGAACTTGCCGGATGGGGAAGTGGAGATTTCTCCAGGAAAGAAAAATACGATTATGATCAAGGCTGAGAAGATCAAAAATAAATACCAGACACTGGAGCCGGAAACATTTCCAGCATCCGGTATGCTGGGGGATGATGATAAGGAAACCACGATTGACAGCAATCTGCTTCTGGCTTCCATGAAACGTGTATCCTATGCGATACCAGCCCAGGCGTCCAGTCCCACGATGTCTGCTCTGTGCCTGAGGGCAGCAGAAGGAATGTTGAACTTTGTTGGACTGGACGGCCATGTTCTGGCATGGGACAGGGTGGATTATGAAGGGGACTTTGAGCTTCTCATCCCTAAAAATACGGTTGAGAAGCTGCTGTCTATCGGCCTGTCGGGCGATGTGACAGTAAAGCATAATAAAAATGGGGCGGCGTTTATTACAGATGATTATGAAGTATATACCAGGATAGTGGATGGGCAATATTTCGGGTATGAAAAGATGTTTCACCAGATGCCAATACATACAGAGGTTGCAAGAGCTGAATTTCTGGAAGCCATGATACGCGCAAAAATGTGTACGGAGGAAAAACGCCCGGCCCGGTTTGAAATTTCAGGCAGCGAAATGAACATCAGCATCAAAGACAGCACAACGGATTATAATGAGACGGTTTTACTGAAAAAGGAGCTGAAAGAACCTTTGACAATCGGTTTTGACGCCAGGCTGGTCGTTGAAACGTTAAAAGCGTTTGAATGTGGAAATATAAAAATCCAGATGGCAAGCCCGAAAAATCCTATGATTGTGGAAGCGGAGGACAGCGATTTTAAAGCGATTGTCCTCCCTGTAGCAATAAATTAGCGCCATGTAGCTAAAGTTTCGTTCATGCAGGGCCTGGCCGGGCTTAAAGGGAAATCATATCACAAATACATGCAGGGCGGACTGGCGCTGCCGCCCAGAAAGGAGCAAATATGACTATTGAAAATCTGAAAAGGGCAAATGAAATACAGGAAAGGTTAAAAGAACTGGAAACGGTGCGGAAGTGGATTGAGGAAAAAGATAGGAGTATTTATCTGCTGGCGCGCGGATGCACTGTGAATGAATCAATAAAAATTTCTTCCGATGTCAGGAGCCTGCTGTACGGGTTGAGCATCGGGGAGCATAAAAGACTGCGGGAAGAATTTGAGAAATTATAGGAGGCATGTCATGAAGGCAGTCGTGAAATATCCAGGAAGCAAGTGGAGCATTTCAGAATGGATCATCAGCTTCTTTCCGCAGCATCACAGTTATGTGGAACCGTTTTTTTGGGAGCGGTGCTGTATTATTTAACAAAGGGCGCAGCAATATCGAAACCGTAAATGATCTGGACGGGAATGTTGTAAACCTGTTTGAATGCATCAGGGAAGATCCGGAAAAACTGGCCAGAAGTATTTATCTGACACCATATTCCAGGCAGGTATATGAAAAAGCATTCCATGAAATCCCAGAGGATAAGTTTGAGGCGGCCCTGAATTTTTATATCCGTCTGAATATGGGGCATGGATTTCGGACCAATGGGGAAAAGGTTGGATGGAAGAATGATGTACAGGGGAGGGAACGTTCTTATGCATCGCAGGACTGGTGCAATCTTCCAGAAAAGATTATGCAAGCGGCAGAAAGGCTTAGAGGGGTGCAGATAGAGAATAAACCGGCACTGGAGCTTATAAACTGCTTTAATTATAAAAATGTACTGGTATATTGCGATCCGCCGTATATGCTGCAGGCCAGGCATGGGAAACAGTACCGTCACGAGATGGAAGATAAAGGTCATGAAGAACTTTTAGATGCACTGTTGAATCATAAGGGATTTGTGCTCATCAGCGGATATGATACAGATCTTTATAATTCTAAACTGGCAGGATGGAATAAGTACGAGACAGTATCATACTCACAAACATGTTCAAAGAAAAGGGAAGTCCTCTGGATGAATTATGACCCGCCGGGGAGGCAGCTGGGATTTGAAGATATGGAAGGATGGGAATGTGTAGAATGAGTGATAAAGAAAAAATAGATAAATGGCTGGAAGAACACGATGGGGACGATTACTGCGAGTACTGTATTTATGGAAGTGAATGCGAAGGACTGACTTATGATTCGCTGGGACCAGTAGAGCCGCCGTGTTGCAGCACAGACCTGGAGGAACTGCTGGATACAGAGGCAATCTTGATGGATATTGCAGAAAATTCAGAAGGAAATGGAGGGTGATTACAATGGCTCATAAAGAAAAATACTGTGTGTACTGGTATTGTGAGAGAAATGGCGGAACAACCTGCTGGGACTGGGGGAATAAATGGGCGGGAATGGCCTGCCCAAATGATGAAAGATGTGAAAAATACCGTGTGTGCGCAAATTGTAATGGCGTCATGGGAAAGTGCCAGACGTACCAGAAAGTAAAACGGGGCGAATTGTAATGGACAGAAAAGAACACATGTGGTTTTTCTTCCAGTTCCTACAGGAAGTTGAAAAAGGGATGTCTAAAGAGGAAGAGAAACAGGTTATGATTGAAAAAGCCATTAATCTGAAGCTGATGTGTGATTATGCTGTCAGCTGTTCCTATGGTGATATTGTGCTGATCATCTGTATGCTGCACGTTTATGTGAAAATGCTGGATGAGCTTCGGGCGGATGATATCCAGTACCAGGCATATTACCGCAAAAAGTTTATGAAAATGGCCGACAGGCTGGCGGCACAGATCTGCTATGACTATGATGAAGCAGTGGAAAAATGCAGGAAAAAACAGCAGAAGAAGGAAAGCGGCAGCGATATTGGGGATGACGGGCTGACACAGCTTATCAGACGTGACTTTAAAGTATCGAAGAAAATAGAGAAGGGAGCAGAAGCTGGTGGAAAATAATGAAACAGAAATCAGGAAAGACTGCTTTGGCTATAAAGAAAAAGACGGTTTTCCAGGCTGCATAGCATCTTGAGGAGGTTAGAATGAGTGGCAGAAAAGAAATTACAGGCAAACTGTCATTATCTATACAAAAGCATATTAATCCATATAACGACCCGCGGATTTACTGGGCAAGGGAAGTAACATTCGATTATGCGACAAGTAATGCTGTCCGTGTAGACTTTATGAAATTCAGGCCGGTAAATAATACGGTATCTGGCATTGAAAAGGGGGACTTTTATTGTTATGAGGTTAAATCATCCATAGAGGATTTTCATTCAAAAAATGGCCATAACTTTATAGGCGATTATAATTATTATGTCATGCCGGAGGATGTGTTTGAAAAGGTCAGGAACGAAATCCCGTATTATGTCGGGGTATTTGTGCCGGATGGAATCAATTACAATGTGGAATATTATAATCTGAAATCTGCCAAGAAAGCAAAACGAAAGGACAGGGACAGACCGGTATCTGAAATGCTTCTGATGATGTTCCGGTCATGTGCAAGGGACATTGAAAGAAGGTGATGCAGATGGGCGAAATACGGCCTATTATATTTAACACGGATATGGTGCGGACAATATTGGACGGTAGAAAAACTTTTACCAGGCGGCTTGTGAAACCACAGCCAGGAAAAGATATGATATACAAACTTGGGTACTGTGTGGATGGGGATAAAAAGGATATTGGAAAATACGGATTTGGAAGTAGTGAATGCGGCGGGGATATACGGTTTGTGAAACCTCCATGCCAGTCGGGGGATATTCTGTATGTCAGGGAAACGTGGAATATCTGCAACATGGACATAGAAGATAACAGTATGACATTTATTTACAGGGCAGATGAACCAGCGGAAGAAAAAACAGCAAGAATAGTGACCGTTTCAGATACGGTTTATGAAAAGTATGAATTAAGCATGGCTGAAAACAACCCAGAATGGCGTCCATCTATACATATGCCAAAAGAAGCTGCCCGTATCTGGCTGAAAGTTACGGATGTCAGAGTGGAGCGGCTGCAGGATATTGATGACAGTGGGATTAACTCAGAGGGATTGGACATAGGGTGTGATTTTGAAAATATCTGGAATGCCACGATCAAGAAGCCGGATTTGTCGCGTTATGGGTGGGGTGCTAATCCGTGGGTGTGGGTAATTGAATTTGAACGGTGTAAAAAACCGAAGACAGGAGGGAAATATAGTGGATAATGATCTGATCAGCAGGGGCGCTTTGCTGAAAACAATAAAAGAAAAAGTTCGACCTGATAAATATGGTACGGATAGCCATGTTCTTAATGTAATGGGGACTGTAATTCACACAATAAGAACACAGCCTGTAGTCTGTCCTAAAAACAAAGAACAGATAACAGGGAGCAAAAAAGCATATAGTTTTGACAACGAACACTATTCAGGGGTTTATGATACAGATGATGAAGTCCTGCATGATGCATTAAGTGAAATTGAATATATCAGAAGACATCATCCGGAGTGTGTGCCAAATATGGTGTATATTGGTACTTGTGAGTTTTTTGAGCCGTCACTGGCTGGATCCAGCTGGGATATTATTGAAGCAGTCTTACAGCAGGCTGATGATGAAGGGTTTGAAGAATGGACAGACGGCTATCTGTCTGATGTTCCAAAAGAACAGCGTGAGGAACTGGAAGAAGGCCTTGAAAAAGTATTCCAGTCATGGATTGATAAATATAACCACCATGCAACATTTTTTATCGTGAATTCTTATGACATATATTTTTATGATAAAGATAAATACGAACTTTTCAAAGAAAGTCAGAGAGAAAGAAAAGAGGATAGCAATGGATGCGCTGGGATATAGGAATTTTTGCATGGCCTGCTGTTACAGCAGAAATGAAAACGATAAAATAGTATGCAGAGGGGAACACAGCAGTTTTTACGGGCTTCCGGTTAAAAATGTGCTGAATGCACCGTGTATTAAAAGGAGCCGGAAAGGCAGGAAGCGGGGGATAAACTGTGATATGTTTAATTTGTGGTAGAAAACTGAGTAGCCCGAAAAGCCTGGAACTTGGATATGGCCCGGTCTGCTACGGGAAAGTGTCTGGCAGTTTAAAAGCAGCAAAGAAAGCAAAAGCGGGTACATCCCATCCGGCACCGGAAGTTCCTTGTTACGATATACCAGGACAGATGGAGCTGAAAGATTATCTGGCGGATTTATAAGGAAAAGGAGAGCGCTTTCGCAACCCTCCAACAGACAATGATATTTTATCATAATCTGATAGAAAATGGAAGTAAAATATGGAGGGCGATCAGTATGGATCATGTAAAAACAGACGGAAAAATTCTGGTAACATTAACACAGGATCAGTTAAAAGATATATACGAAAAAGCGGCTGCTATTGGCGCAAAGGAAGCCGTTAAGACATACGAACAGGAACGGAAAAAAGAACTTGGAAAAAGGGCGGACAGAAGGCTGAGAAACACAAAACTGCTTCTCAGGAATTATCATATGCTGAAAGAGCACGCAGAAAATTCTGTGTTTGGCCGTACACAGATGGAAGAATCTGCAATGGATATACTGGAATCTATGATGTCAATCTACAATAATGAAGTCATTATTGAAAGCATTAAACGCAGCGCAACCAGAACGGCAGTAATCGTATCGCATATCGAAACAATGTTCGGGTTGTATGCGGCGTACTGTGACAAGTCACAGAACAAGGATATTGATATGAGGCGGTATGAAGTAATCTGGGATATGTATATGGCAGAGGACACTTTGTCAGTGAAAGAGATAGCGGAAAAGCAGAATCTGTCAAAAGACAGCGTCTATGCAGATTTGAGAGTAGCAACCGAAAGGTTGACGGCCCTGATTTTTGGCGTGGATGGCTTGTATGTACGTTGAAGCCACCGGCTCAAAAAAGTTTCCATTGACATAACAGTATGAAAGTGAGAAAATTGTATTTGTAAAATTCTAAATCATATTTCGGAGGAAGTCTGCGGTTGTCAGGCTTCCTTTTTTATGCAGTTTTTCCGGGAAAGGAGACGGCGGATAAAGGAAAAGCATGAAGCTCCTCCAGAATCACGAAATGGAGGGATCAAATGAAAAAGGCTTTATTTGTACTGTCTGCCTACACGCTGATGATGCTTGGGGCAACGGTACTTATGACAAAAAAAGAGAATCATGCAGAAAGATTCTGTGTCGGAGACAGGAATGCCGGATGGGGAATGTCAGCGCTCAGTATTGCTGCAACATGGATTTGGGCGCCTGCGTTGTTTACATCAGCAGAGAATGCATATGCCAGAGGCTTTGCAGGGCTTTTCTGGTTCCTTGCGCCCAATGTGGTATGTATGGTGCTGTTTATTCCCTTTGCAAAAAGGATAAGGAAAGAAATGCCAGAAGGAATCACATTGTCTGGCTATATGTATCAAAGATATCAATCGAAGGCGGTCAGGAATGTGTACCTGTTCCAGCTTTGCGCATTGTCTGCACTGTCAACGGGAGTGCAGCTTTTGGCTGGAAGCAAAATACTCAGTATATTGACAGGGCTTCCATTTGCGGCTGTCACAATCATGATGGCGGCGATTGCGTTATCGTATTCCCAGTTTTCAGGAATCAAAGCGTCCATGTTGACAGATGCTATCCAGATGGTTTTTATGCTGGCCGTAAGCATTGGTTTCGTTGTCTTTGGTGTAAAGAATGGCGGAGGGGTGGAAACGCTCGTTACGGGGCTGGGAGGGGCCGCAGGGGATGCCAATTCTTTGTTATCTGCAAGAGGATTGGAAATATTTCTGGAGTTTGGCCTTCCGGCTGCAATCGGGCTTCTATCCGGGCCATTCGGGGATCAGAGTTTTTGGCAGAGAGCTTTCAGTATCAGGAAGGACAGGATAGGATGGGCATTTTTGGCCGGAGCCCTGCTGTTTGGCATTGTTCCGCTGTCTATGGGTATCCTCGGTTTTGTTGGTGCAGGCATGGGGTATGACGCGGCAGATACAGGGGTTATCAATTTTGAGCTGGTAAATGCCCTGCTCCCGGCATGGGCAGTCATACCATTTTTATTTATGATTGTATCCGGGCTGTTGTCAACGATTGACAGCAACCTGTGCGCGGTTTCGTCCCTCACAACAGACATTGTAAAGGAAAAGGCACTTGGAAGGATGAAACTGTCTATGGTTTTGCTGCTGGCAGTGGGGATTGCGATAGCCAATATACCAGGGCTGACAGTGACACATTTATTTTTGATGTATGGAACGTTAAGAGCTTCTACGTTATTGCCCACGGTATTTACCTTGAAAGGGATAAACCTGGAGCCGCGAGGCGTGGTTATAGGGATTATGTCAGCAATGGCTGTCGGGCTTCCGGTATTTGGGTATGGCAATATCAAAGGGATTGCAGCATATAAAATCGCAGGCAGCCTTTTGACAGTGCTTCTTTCCGGTGTACTGGCTCTGATGATAAGCAGAAGGCGGGGTGTCAGGAATGGGTGATGTGCTTGGCAGGAAACAGCGGATCAAAAATGATGACTGGATGCAGGCGCTTGCAAAAATTGAACAGCTGGTGTCAAAGAAAGAACTGGATCGGCTGGCTGAAAAGACAGTAAAAGAGATCCGAAAGAAAACCAGAGGAAAGAAAGCTGCTTATGCGTGGAGCGGCGGCAAGGATTCACTGGTACTTGGTGAACTGTGCAGACAGGCCGGTATAAGCCCGTGTGTGCTTGTTATCTGCAATTTGGAGTATCCGGCATTTATAGAATGGGTGGATGCCCATAAGCCGCCGGAATTGTCCATAATCAACACAGGACAGGATATAAAATGGCTGGCCGCCCATCCACAGATGCTTTTTCCACAGAATAGCAAATATGCGTCCATGTGGTTCCAGATCGTCCAGCATAGAGGGCAGTCAAAATATTATAAAGAGAACCATTTGGATATGCTGCTTTTAGGGCGCCGGCGGGCGGATGGAAACTATGTGGGAAGGGGAGATAATGTTTATACCAACAAACAGGGGGTAACAAGATACAGTCCGCTTTCCGAATGGACACATGAGCAGATGATGGCATATATTCATTATCATAATCTGGAAATGCCGCCAATCTATAGCTGGAAAAACGGGTATCTCTGCGGCACACATCCGTGGCCGGCAAGGCAATGGACCCAAAGTGTGGAAAATGCGTGGGCAGAAATTTATGAAATAGACAGCTCGATTGTGCATGATGCAGCAGGGCTTATCCGGAGCGCAGAAGATTTTTTAAATAAAAGGAAATAAGGTTTATCACTGGCAGATGGCACAGATCAGATTCTGTATAAGCTGCCAGTTTTTGCTGTTTGCAGACAGCATGAATGGAAGATCATACATCACAGACGCTCTTTCAATATCAGATCAGGAGGATGCGGATGTGGAAATAATCAAAATGAAGCTGGCTGACCTTGTAAAGCCAGAGAAAAATGTCAGGATACACACAGAGCAGCAGTTAAAGGAATTCCAGCGCAGCATAAGTATGTTCGGACAGATACGGCCGATTGTCATTGATGAAAATAATACCATTCTGGCAGGAAACGGGCTGTATGATACCCTTATTGCGATGGGGAAAGAAACAGCGGATGTATACCAGTACGATCATCTTACAGAGAACCAGAAAAAGAAGCTGATGATCGCAGACAATAAGATTTTCAGTCTGGGAATTGAAAACCTGGATACGTTGAACTGCTTTCTGGAGGAGCTTCATGGGGATTTGGATATTCCCGGATTTGACGAAGAAATCCTAAAGCAGATGGTGTCGGATGCGGAGGATGTAACGGAAAAAATCGCTGAATATGGCACACTGGATGATGAAGAAATCCGGAGGATGAAAGACAGCGCTGTACGCAAAGAACAGAAAATACAGCAGATGGTGCCTGAATCTGTGGAAGAACCTGTACCTGATCCTGGAATGCCTGTAACAATCAGGCAGGAAAGTCCGGATGGTGAAGAAGCCGCTGAAATAAGAAAATCCATCATTTGTCCGGAGTGCGGGAAAAAGATATGGCTGTAAAAAGATGTGAAGCCAGCATCGATGTTGTGCAGGCTGCAAGAATAAGGATCAGGAATGTGTTTGAAAACGGGCTGCCTGTATATATGTCTTTCAGCGGCGGAAAAGACAGCCTGTGTATTGCGCAGCTTGTAATGTCCATGATACAGTCAGGGGAAATCAATCCGGCACAGCTTACCGTGCAGTTTATTGATGAAGAAGCCATTTTTCCATGCATGGAAGAAAAGGTGACGGAATGGCGAAAAAAATTTTTGCTGTCTGGTGCAAGGTTTGAATGGTTCTGCCTGGAAGTGAAACATTATAACTGTTTTAATGAACTGTCCAATGATGAAACATTTATATGCTGGGACAGGTATAAAAAAGACGTATGGGTAAGAAAGCCGCCTTCCTTTGCCATATGCACACATCATCTGCTCAGGCCGCGGATTGACGCTTATCAGGATTTTCTGCCGCGTCTGTGTTCGGATGGGGTTACAATAACCGGAGTTCGGACGGCAGAATCTGTGCAGAGGCTGTCCTATATTGCCGCAATGGGGCGCGCTGGCAGCAGGGCTACAAAAAGACATCAGGTATTTCCGATTTATGACTGGAAAGACCAGGATGTTTGGCTGTATCTGCTTCAGGAAAGAGTTGATATACCGGAAATTTATCTGTTTTTATGGCAGTCAGGGGCGAACCGGAGACAAATGCGGGTATCTCAGTTTTTTTCCATTGATACAGCCAGGAGCCTTGTAAAACTGAATGAATATTATCCGGATCTTATGGAACGGATTATAAGACGTGAACCAAATGCGTACCTGGCAGCGCTGTACTGGGACAGTGAAATGTTTGGCAGAAGTTCCGCTGTTAGAAAGCAGAATGAAAAGGGGGCTCCTGTAAAGGATTATAAGGCAGCGCTTTTGGAACTGTTTTCTGATATGGACGGCAACTTTCAGACCGGGCATAAGCGGTATGTTGCTGACAGATACCGGAATTTTTTTATGAGCGTATCTGTCATCGCGGATAATAAGGACTGCAAAGCAATTTATGAAGGCCTTATTTCCGGCGATCCAAAATTTCGCACATTCCGGGCATTGTATCAGAGGATTTATGGAAAGTATATTACTGATGCCAAAAAGAAGGAGGGACTGCCTTATGGATAAGAAAATGATAAATCCGCTGTCAACGCTGCAATGGGTGGAACGCAGCCGGATCAGGCCGAATGACTATAATCCGAATAAGGTATCAAAGCAGAATTTGGAATTGCTAAAGCAATCCATCCTTGCCAATGGATGGACGCTGCCGATTGTGGTAAGGCCGGATTTCACGATTATCGACGGGTTCCACCGCTGGACAGTCGCAGGGGAAGAACCGCTGGTTTCCATGCTTGAGGGCAGGGTACCGGTGGTAGTTGTGGAGCATAAGGACAAAGCAGGGAATATTTACGGGACTGTCACCCATAACAGGGCAAGGGGGACGCATCTGCTTGGACCAATGAAAGCGATTGTGAAAGAACTTATGGACGAAGGAAAGTCCGTAAGCGAGATAGGAAAACAGCTTGGAATGCGGCCGGAAGAAGTATTCCGGCTTTCAGACTTTTCAAAAGAGGATTTCTTGAAAATGATGATAAAACAGGGCCAGGGATTTTCAAAAGCTGAGTTTATAACGAAGATTTAACGATAAAACATGCGATATTCGTGAGGACTGTCACGGGGGACAGCGCATGGCAGCGTTTATCTCCCCACGGTTCAAAACGAATCAAAGAGAGGTGGTGGTATGGCAAGGGCGCCGAGTGAGAAAGTGATGGAAGCCGAGAAGCTGTTTCGTGAGGGGATGGCAATGGTTGATATTGCTAAGAAACTTGGGGTTTCCGATGGAACCGTCCGAAGCTGGAAGAACAGGCATGGGTGGGGGAAGAAATCCCTGAAAAGCAAATGCAACGTTGCAGAAAAGAGTAGCAAAAAAAGTGCAACGTTGCAGAAGCGGAAAAGGGGTGGCCAGGCAGGGAACCAGAATGCAAAAGGCGCATCTGGAAATCCGAATCCTCCGGTACATAAGAAGCATGGAGGATATGTGCCAGTGTTCATGGATGCCCTGGATGAAGACGAGCAGGCACTTTTGGAAAATGTTCCACAGGAAGAGGAAAAGCTGCTGATGGAACAGATCCAGCTTTTTTCCATCCGTGAAAGAAGAATCCTCAAGGCCATTAATAAATACCGGGAGCAGAAGGGCGATGTAACAGTTGCGGATGTTACCCGGTTTGAAGAAAAGCGGACTTTTAAGGACAAGGACGAAGAAGCGGAATATAACAGGAGGCAGCAGGAAAAGATTGATAAAGAAGAACGCCTGCCTGGAAAGTCTTACAGCATCCAGACGCATACAACAAATAAAGACCTGATCGTTGCCAGGCTGGAGCAGGAACTTTCTTCTGTTCAGAATAAAAAGACGAAGGCAATCGAAGCATTGTCAAAAATCAGGCTGGAAAAGGACAGGATAGAAAGCGAAAGTGCGGGCAATGATGCGGTTGACGACTGGATTTCGGCTGTTGTGGGAGAAGTGGATGAGGATGACGAATAAGAAATCGCGGGATTTAAGGAAAAGGTTTTTTCGGAAGAAAATGCCGGAATACCGCAAGAATCCTGTGCTGTTTGCAAGAGAAGTATTGCTTTTTGAGCCGGATGGATGGCAGAAAACGGCGTTGATGGACTTGGCAGAAAATCCAAAAGTAGCAATAAAATCTGGCCAGGGTGTCGGCAAGACTGGATTAGAAGCGGTAGCGCTGCTTTGGTTTCTGTGCTGTTTTCCATATCCAAGAATCGTTGCAACGGCGCCAACAAAGCAGCAGCTTCATGATGTGTTGTGGTCGGAGATCAGTAAGTGGATGAGCAGGTCTCCATTGCTTTCAGAAATACTGAAATGGACCAAGACGTATATCTACATGAAAGGCAATGAAAAACGTTGGTTTGCAGTTGCCAGAACTGCTACGAAACCGGAAAACATGCAGGGTTTCCACGAGGACAATTTCAGATGTTTATAGAGTGTATGACACCTTTTATAGAATGCCGGAAATCACTGGTTTTATTTTATCAGGAATTATCTGTTTGTATGGCGATTTCAATAAAATGGTGTCAATTTTGGTGTAAATGGTGTCGGGAAAAAAGTTTAAGTGTTCTTAAAAAAATACTTGACATGGATATGGTGATTTTTGCGTTAAATGATACTTCTATTTCCGTATAGTACACCATATCCGCACATTTCATAATAAGATACACGAATTGTGTTATATCGTGTTATTTTGGGAAAGCAAATTTTAAAAACCCCGATTTGCTATAATAGATGCATACTCTTTGTTGAATTTTTATAGCAGCGGGACAGTACCAGATAAAATGAATTAAGAAAGGGGTAACTAATTATGCGTGCAAGGTCAAGAGATGAGATTGTGGTAGTTTGTCAGACAAGAGGCTTTTAAGTATGGATGAATTCTGTATTTATGCAGGACTCGGAACCAATACGGCCAGAAATATAGCTGAAACAACAGGAGCTTTGTTCAGAGTGGGGCACCGTGTGCTGGTGGACAGAGTGAAATTTGATAAATACTGTGATGAAAACAGTGAGATTGAAGCAGGGGTAAAGTGACTTCTGATCAGGAAGTTCTGCAAAACAGGGTGGAAGGCGGGAGAGCATGGGAGGACGGAAAAAACAGTATATCCCCAAATCTTTTGAAAGCACAGGGGAGCCGCGGGATACGTCTGCCAATATATACGAGAGTATGCTGTGTTCTGCCGCCTATCAGGACTTAACGAAGAACCAGAGGTTGCTGTATGTATACATGAAAGCGCAGTATTACGGGAAACGGAAGCCAGGGAGGGATAATCCGGATATAGAAAGTCTGCAGGGTGACGATCTGTTTTATTTTAACCTGGCACTGGCGGTCAAATATGGACTGTATGCCAGCGGAAGCCGTCGGCAGTTTTATGCGGACATAAAAGCTGTTGAGGATCATGGCTTTATTAGAACCGTCAGTAAAGGCAGGGGAAACCATACACGGTCCATTTATCAGTTTACAGGAGGCTGGAAGACATGGGGCAGCAGTAGAAATTAAAACCCTTGTATGACTTTTGCTACATTAGAACCGGGTCTAATGTAGCAAATCTTCTACATTAGACGCAAAATCCATGATTCTAACGTAGCAAAAGTCATACAAGCGTATGAAATTTTACCCTGTTTCTAATGTAGCAAAAGTCATACACTTTATATAAAGTTTACCATATCTTTACAGCTGGCTGGTGATCAGAAAGATAGTGAACAGGAATTTAAGAATGTTTTGGAATGGAACTGGAAAATGGGAATTGACGGCTGGGGGATTGATTTTGCCTCCGGAAAGCCCCACTGCTGCCACAGGAAGGCTTTCTTAAACAGGTGCCTGGCAGTGCTGCGCTGCTGAATCAATTGTAAGGGAGTGGACAGGGTATGTCAGGGCAGCGATTATCCGTTACAGTGAAAACTGCTGCACCAGCGTCAGGGTGCCCGTATATCTGAAAGAGCGGATCAGGAAGTATGCAAAGTACAGGAAGCAGTGCATGAATGAAAAAGGCCGGTATCCGACAAGGGATGAGCTTCTTGAAGTGCTGGATATTTCTGCCCGGTCACTGGACCATCTGGAAAAGACCCTGTATAACATGAAAGCGGTGAGCATTGATAAAGATTACTCTGACGGTGATGGGGAAAGTTCCCTGATCGGCATGCTGCAGAGCGGTGAGGATATTGAAGAACTGATAACATACAGTGTTTACAGCAGGGATTTGAAAAAGGCGCTGGATTCCGCGCTGTGTATTCTGGATGCACACACGAGGAAAGCTGTACAGAGCGTTTATTATCAGGGAAATTCCGTGAAGCATACGGCGCGGGTACTGGGATGCAGCACACAGGCAGTTTACGAAAAGACCAGGAAAGGGTTCTGGAAAATACGGCACAGTACCCACCGGGCAGAACTGGAGAGTTTTATGTGGGATGGGTACCACTATAATGAGTATGCTTATTCTGAGTTTGCAGAACTGGAGGATGAAGACAGCGAATTCCTGATCTGAGGAGGCAGGCTATGGATTATGACTGGAAATATTTTATGGATGGATTAAAAGCGGACAGCGCTGGCATGGATATGGATCCCAGGGACAGGCTGGCAGCAAGGGCTGTTATGTATAGGATGGATAAAGGTCGGCAGAGACAGGCAATAGAGCGCATCAGGGATATGCTGTCAGATTACAGGCAG